TATGTAATGTAAATAATCTACATATATTGGCGTACTGTGTTTAATAATCTTAAAGTCTTTTGGTAGTTGTGATAATGTTTGTTTTGCTATTTCATTTTTATATAGCTTTACACTTTTTGGCGTATACGAATAACCTTTCTTAGTAAGTCTTACAGATTGATGTGCTTTAGGTCTTATTATATAATTAAGTTTTATTTCCATTTTTGATATTTAAGAGTGAGTCAATTTTGTCTATAATTCTAGGGTAACCATCTCTACATACTTCAAAACTAAAATCTTCAAAAGGTATGCTTCTACTTCTTTTGCAGTATACTTGTACAATATTCTCATCATCTTCATTTAGTTGTAATCTAATTTGGGTTTCAGTTTTTTTTTCTAGTGAAGATCCTAAATGACCAGTAGGTTTTTCTGAATTATAATTGCTATGTATTACACAGACAATATGTATATTATATTTTTCAGTCCAGTACATTATCTTTTGTACTAAGTCGTTTGATTCTTTTATATCATTTACGTCAGATACTAAATCTGCAACACCGTCAATTATCATAACACCTGTCTTGTCATAGTTCTTTTCTAAGTATAATTCAATAAATAAGTTTCTGTCTTTAATACTTAAAGTTCTAAGACCGTAAGTGTCGTAATAAGAATTATCTGTGTCTGCCATTTTAAGTACTCTTTGAAATACTTTTTGTGCGTGAAATTTACCTTGCTCTGTATCAAAATGTACTAGATTCAATTCTCCTCTATGACCAAGCAAATCTCCAGTAAATTTAGTTTGTCCTGTTAGATAACAAGAACAAAGCATTGACACTAAAAAGGTTTTTTTGGATTTTGGAGCCGCTTGTATAAAAGAAAAATTACCATAAGTGCCAAGAGGAACAGGATAAAAATTTTCACCACTTTTATAATAGCCATAAGATATAGCAACTGGAGGGTACTCAACTCTTTCATTGGGATCAATGTATACTTTTTTTGTTAGGTTGTTAAACTTGTCTTGTAGATTCATATAGATAAAAAAAAAGGGCGGACATTTCTGCCCACCCTTAAAACAAAACAACTCACTAAAAATCTACCATTTCAGTCTGAGATGACTGCTTTCCAGTAGATATATTACCATCAGTCCAAACGATTTTACCGTTGCCCAAATACTCTTTAGGTTTTTGGTTTTCTCTTTCTTCTTTGGATCTGTTATAAAATACTGATATATTTTGACCATATTGATTTAACTCATCTTGTATAGATAAATCAAGGTTTAAATATCTTCCATCTTTTAATTTGGATTTGTCTATTTTTTTTACGTCTAGTGATATATTTGCAATAGTTGCCATAAGTTAAGAATTTATTAATTGAGACATAGCTGCGTCAGATACAGTGTATTTATCATAAACATTATCTACGCTTCCTCCAGAACTTAAATACTGTTTTACTTTATTAAAGTTTGGATGTTTAGGTGTAAGCATCTCTTTTTTTACTTGAGTCTTACCGTGATCGTTTGTGGCATCAGCGTCTTTAGTATCGTCAATCAAGAACAAACCATTTAAGGCATACTTTCTTGCATAACTAGATGATGCACCATAAGTTTGTGCAACATCCATACCTTTTTTTTCAGTATCAATACCAGCTTGTGCTGTAACACTTATCGATTCTTCGCCATCTGTAATTGTTGCATTTGCTTCACAATACAGTGGCTCATTGTTTATCTTGTCCGTAAGAGTCAATACTAAACCTTCTGCGTTTAAGAGTGGCTTTACAGATTCTAAGATATCTTCACAAGATCTATAATTATAATTACCGAACTTGTTTTTTTGATTTTTGGGTGCTTTAAGTTTTGTCTGAATAGCAACCAATTTAGTAATTAGTGATTTCATAAAAGCGAATATAATAAAAAAATTTAATTAACAAACTATTAAGACTTGTTTTCTATATAAAATGCTATCCTCACTAAACATCCCTTTAACTCGTTTATTTCATCATCAGAAAAACACCAAGCTTTATCTAGTGATTTAGCTACCTTTATATAATCATCCATATATTGTTGATTATTTATTTCCATAATCAAATATATAATTTTTTTATTACAACGCTTCTAAAGCGTTGTAATATAATATATTATATTACATATATAATATAATGTATTTAATTATTATATAATATATTATATAGGGTTTTTGTAGAATTTTTTATTTGTAACCCTGTAATGCCATATAGCATCAGGTTTTAAATCATCATTATCAACATATATTCTGTCATCTGCAAAACCTATTCTTGTAAATCCAACTTCTAGCAAAGCTGTCATTATTCTATATCTTTTATAACTATGCTGACAAAAAATTTCACAAGCTCTACCGATAAGATGAGATGACCTATTGAGTTCATTTTTCCTAGTTTGACCATCTGGTGATACATAGCCTTTTATAATTTTAAATTTAATTTTACACAAATGTCTTGCCTGGTCTAGCATAAATAAAAACTCTCTGTCCATATATTTATATCCTGTATCTTCATACCTAGAATATGGACAATCAAACTGCTCAAATGTTAAATATTTAAGTACGATAATTATCTTTTTATGCCTTGACCTATGTATTTCTTTTTGTAACCTATTTGGTTGCGTGAAGCGTTTTTAGAATGTACTCCTGGTCTTTTTTTCTTTGATTTATATATATGTACATAACCAGCTCTAGCCATTATTTTTTAAACATACTTGTAGCTTTTTCTGTAGTACGTCCACCAAAATATGCCAGAACAACAGCCATCATAACTTTTTCAAATGTGTCATTCCAAAGTTCTCCAATATGAAAAGGTACGCTTTCTACACTATCTAGTATACCTGCAAATGAGAATATAACAATACACCATACAAGCACAAGCGGTCTTACATTCTTACTAAGCCAGCTGTCGCTATTAGCGTCAGCTTGCCATCTGCTTGTAATTGCTTCTATCTCTTTGTTTTGCTGATCATATATTAATTGTTGTAATCTAATTTTATCTTCATTTGATATTTTAGATTTACCTATTTCAGCTATAGCTTCTTTTGGACTTGTAACACCTTGTAGAACGCTACCAAGCGTAGGGTTAATTAGTCCTGCTGCACCAAGAAGCATTTTGCCAACTGTAGTATCTTTAAATTTCTTTTTACTCATATTACCACCATTTTATATGTATAACAATAAAAAACAAATATATATTGAGTTCGTTAAAGTCTTTCTTATTGTCCTTGTTAAAAAAAGAGAAACCTATAAGTAGTCCTACGTCAAATCGATTTATTATTGCTACTTCCATTTATACATTTGTTATGTCAATGTATTTTGTTTTACCGTTTGCTCTAACAGCTCTAAGTATTTTTTTTCTGTTTCTATCTGCACCTACATAACTAACGTGTATCCAATCAGGGTTTTCATCATTACCAAACTCCCATATCATTTGATCAAAGTCTAGGTTTTCTTTAATCCAATCAAACATCTCTTTATTTGTCTTATATCCATAGACATCGTCAATATCTATTGCTTGTCCCCTCATATGTTGAGACATTGTTGAACCACCAATAGCCTCATTTAGTTGTCTTGATCTATAAAATGAATTTATTTTTATTGGACCACCTACCCATTTTCTTAATGGTTCAAATATCCAATGTGCTAGTAATCGCATATTGCCTATTACATTACCATTTGGTGTATTATCTATGCCAAGTCTTAGTGCTGTAACACTTTTTGTAGCTTCTTTATCAGATATATGAGGGCTTATCATAATCTATTAATTTGTAGTTACTCTTCTGATTCTTGCTTGTTTATTTATAACTGCTTGTATTTCTTCTACAGGCACATCTATTTCAAGTGAAATACCACCATCCCACCTACCAATTAAGCTTCTATCTTTATACAAAAATATAACAGGCACAGATTTAATTTGTTGTTTAATGCTTGATTTTTGATCTTCTAATAAAGCAGTTACAACCTTTGCACCTTTTATTTTATCTAGGTGTTTATAATCGTTTTTATAATTCCACCCACTATTTATGTGCAGCACCGTGTATTCCTGACTACTGGTTGTGACAAATACAAATAGTGCAATCAGGACAAATATCTGTTTCATTTCTGTATAATTTCATATAATTTTTCATCTATTTTATCTAATTTTTCAGAGTTTTCTTGAACTTGTTCTGCTGTATTTTCTATTGTCTCCCTTATTAATTGATCTTTAAGATCATATTCTGTTCTTGTTAAAACAGGTTTTGGTAGCTCTTTGGCTAACTCTATTTCAGCAGTTAATGTAAAATAAAGTCCAGCAAGAGATATTGCACCTCCGACAATTATTCCGATAGTTTTTAAATCTAATTTTACTTGAGTTTCCTCATTAATTACTTTGCTCATCTTTTTTTATTTCTTCATAAGAACCATCAGAAATATTAATATTTACTTTACCGTATTTTTCTTCGAGCTCCTTTCTTAGATTATCATATTCTTGCATAACTGTTGTAAATGCGTTTTTTAGCAAGTCTTTGTTAATCTCTATATTACCTAATTCTTGTTTTACGCTAATAATCTTTTGTTCAAATGATTTAATTTTTTCTAATTCTTGATCTTCTATTTTTTTCATAATAATAATTTTTTATCTAATATAATAAATTACCAGTTAGGTCGCAAAACCACGTCAGTTGGATTTGCGAGCATTGATAATTGATCTGATAAATTTTGTTTCATAGAATCTACATCTAATTTACTTTCTAACCATTCTATAACATCAGATTTTTGTAATTCATCATACTCAATAAAATTATCTTTGTCATACTCAACACCCATAGTGCCTATCATACTTACTGAGTTGTCAGATTGATCTGCATAATAACCCCAATGAATATTATAGATGACATTATCTTTAGAATCTTCTTTTATTTTTGCATCTAAAGCGTTAATGACCCATTTGTAGTTTATTTTATTTTCTGCCATAATTATTTATTTTTAAGTATTTCTATTTCTTTTTGTAATTCTTGTATCGCACCAACTAATAATGGTACTAATTTACTTTGGTCTATTCCTTGATAAACAGGATTACCTTCTGCATCTACTTCATCTTTAGTACCTGTAATTGCTTCTGGCACTATATCACTTACTTCGTGTGCTAAAAATCCATCTACTATATTTTCTTGTCCTATAAAATTAAATCTACTTGGCTTTAATTGACTAACTCTATCTAAAGCTCCAGTCATTTCTACTACATTTTCTTTTAATCTGTAGTCAGAAGATGTGTTAAATGCTGTAGCATTACTTGTTGAGGTAATTGAACCAACCGCATTATCACTTGTGTCTCTAAAAGATACTTGTATTCCTGAATCAGTGCCATCAGCACCATCAGCTCTTAATGTCAGCGTTGCATTACTACTACCTATATTGTAAAACCTTACAACATTTCCATTATCTTCTACTTGAAGTTTATGTACAGGCGAACATCCTATGCCTACGTGTCCTGAACTATTAATAGTTAGTCTATCATTTGTGCCTAAAATTGAATTATCTGATATTTTAAATTTATCACTATCTGAAGCATCAACTCCTATACAAAAAGTGTTTCCACCATTTGTAACAAAACTCATACTTGCATCTCTCGTTGTTGATCCTGTTTCTATTTTAAAGGTTGGAAAATCAGTATCTGCTGAACTTTTTATATGTAAAATATTTGTATCTACTAAACTTGTTGTGCCAATAGCTACGCCACCATCAGAAGTAATTCGCATATGTTCGGTAGCATCTTTTCTAAATACGTGGTTATTACCAATCGCTCCAAATTCAATATTTGCAGTACTTGAATTATCTCTAAATGAAGCAAAACAGTTAGCATCTGTACTTGTAGCGTATATAGCACCATCAAGAGTTCCTGCTGCAATAGTTAGCATTTGACTATCAAATCCTTCTGCACCAATACCAACAGTACCACTTGACCTAATACGCATTCTTTCTGATGGTGCTGATGAAACACCAGAACTAACATTAAATGTCATATAAGGATTAAAAGAACCACCATCTCTAACTACTGCTATCTCTCCTCCATTACCACTTGTATTAGCAACTTCAAAAATCATTTTCACACCATCTGTTGTACTTCCATTAGCATTTGATAGTTTTAATAAAGGTTCTGTTGTAGATGCAGTATTCTTTTGTATTCTAACTAATCCAGAACTGTCTATACGCATTCTTTCTGCTGTAGCTGTATTACCACCTCCTGAATTTGTAAAAAATCTCATATCAGAAGCAGTAGAAGAAGAAGCGTTTATTTGATTAACCTGTATTTCTCCTAAATGATTATTTGCAATAGTTTCATCTCCAAACACTATATTAGAAAAAGCACCATCAGAAAAATTAGTTCCTGTTGGACTTGTAGCTACTCTTAATGTAGCAGTTTCGCTTCCGTATGCCTTTGTCGCTATAATTTTAGTTGTCCCAGAACTGTCTATACGCATTGAACTTGAACCTGCATTTTGAAAATTAAAACCTTCACCATTTCTACTATTTAATATCAACGTTCCTGCTGAATTAGTAGATATTTCAGAATCAATTGCATTATCAGGTCTGTTAAGAATTAATTTTTTTCCATCTCTAATAGTAACATTCCCTGAACTATCTATACGCATTTTTTCAGACATTGTTGCATTGGCACTTGTACTGAATGCTAAAAATGTGTCATCTGTTCCTGCACCTGAGCTTTCGACACCGAAAGATATTTTTGATTTACCTGCTACTGAATTAATAAACTCGATACCACTACCCCCATCAAGGGTATTTTGTAATTTTAAAACAGAAGAATCTAAATCTGTTGATGCTCCTACTGAATTTTTAAATGTATTTAAACCTGTTGATTCAATAGTCCCTGCAAAAGTTGCTGTTGAGTTTGCAGCTAATGTTAAAACTGGTGTTCCTTCACTTGTTGCTGTTGCACTAGAAGATTTTGATATAAATAAAGCTCTATCGTTACCATATACAATATGAACATCTTTACCACTACCAGCACCACTTAAAAATAAAGTTGCATCATCATCACTTGAAATTGCAGATATTATTTTATCACCACTACCTGTTAATGAAACATCACCTGCAAAAATTGTGTTATTATTTATAAAAACATTTCCACTAGCTGACCCTATGTTTAAATCTTTGGATGAACCTGTAGTAATAGAGCCGTGTCCAGAACCAGTATTTGAAAACTCTAAACTACCACTATTTTGTGTAATAGTTACACTTCCTGCAAAAGTTGCTACACCTGCATTAGTTAATTCAAATAAGGTTGATGAATCTGCTGCATTTCTAAACAAGTAGCTTCCTGCTGCATCATTGTTGTAAAGGTATGTATGATTACCTGATGTAGCTGCAAACGGCTGATAAGTACCATCCGATTTTTGTAATTTAATAGCAAAAGCTGAGTGTGTTCCTATTTCTAATGTTCCTGCTGCTGTTATATTAGCTGCAAAAGTTGCGTTTTTAGTATCGTGGTCTAATTTTAAAATATCAGTTGCACCATCATTTTGAGTAAATGTCAAAAGTTCTCCACTAACGGTTATTACAAAATCTTTATCTGTATCTCCCTCTATTCTTAATGAAGGTTCGGTTGTTGATTTAGTAAGCGTTAATGTATCGCCTGAGCCGTGATTAATACTAACACCACCTGCAAAAGTTGCTGCACTATTAGTTAATTCTAAAATTTGTCCTGTTGCTGAACCTGCTTGAAATTGTAATTTATCTCCATTGTGGACATATTCTATCCTACCTATATTAGTGCCATTGTCTTGATACCTGATTAGCCCACTTCTATTAGAAGCATCACTATTCATAACTATTATAGGGTCGCCACCCGTTGTGGTTGATATAGTTAAAGTTCTATCACCACTACCAGAATTATCTAAAGTAACATCTCCTGCAAAAGTTGCTGCATTGTCTGCACCATTTATTTTTAAAGCAGGTGCATTAAAAGTAGTTCCACCTACTGTTGTTGAAGGTGTTATTTCAAAATGTTGGTCTACATTTTCTTGAGCAGCTATCATCCAACTATATTTAGCTGAATCAGGTGTTAGGTAAAATTCAGGTGAACTATTATCTATAGTAACATCATTTGTAAAAGTTGCTGACTGATTAGAGCCATCTAAGGTTAAGGCAGTTGTTACAGAACTTCCTGTTGAAAATACTAAATTTGTTGAATTAGAATGTGATATTCTTGATACTTCTGTTCCTGAATGTCTAAATATAATTGCTTCGGTACTACCTGAAGCACCATCAAGTTCTAATATAGCATTTCCAGTTGTATCTATTTTAATTCCACTTGTACTTGTAGTTGTAATTAAACCTCCAAAAGTTGCACCTGAATCTACTTGAAATATACCACCACCACTTGAGTTTTCCGATAATCTTAAGTTTTCTCCACTACCATATATATCCCATTGTGCAGTTCCACTACCTGCATATAATCTAACATAGTCTCCACTTGAAGAACTTGTTGATATAAACTTTTTAGATGTTGCAGTAATATCACCTGCAAAGGTTGCATTCTGTGATGAATCTAAGGTTAATGCAGTTGAAAAACTTCCTGTTCTAAAAGCAATAGAAGAACCATCTAATCTTAGTGTATTAGGTGTTGTACCATTTAAAGATTGAATATAACCAATATTGCCTGTCACACCTAAATTAAGTATTTCACCATCAGCAGCATCAGTAGCAAAATAGTTTGATATTTTATGACCTCCTTTTGTAAAACCTGTGCTATTAACAATAATACTACCTGCAAAAGTTGCATCATTACCTGAAATAGCAATAGGCGCATCTGTAAGTGTGTTAGAATCAGACCACATTGCAACATCGTTAGCTGTTCCACTTCCGTCAACAACACCACCATCTGTTTCAATAATATTACCACTTGAGTCTACAGCTAAGTTTTTTGCAACTGTACCTGTTTTACTACCAGAGCCATAAGCATTTAATTTAATGCCACCACCACCAATAACTGTAAAATAATCTGCGACTAGACTTTCAGAATGTATTACAAACTGATTTGCACTATCGCTAATATTAATTCGCCAATTACCATTACTTCCTATAAATTGTATTTTATTACTTGTACCTTCACCTAAACCAAAAATAGGTGAAGTAATTTTTGTTGTAATTGCTACTGTGCTTGGTAACCCTACAGTAAGCGTTTGACCACTTGCTGATGTTTCTATTTCATTTGTTGTACCTGCAATAGTAAAAGTTTGGCTATCTAAATCAACTGAACCTGTTCCGCTATCACCTGCAAAATCTAAATCTTGTGCTGTAATTTGTGCATCTACATAAGCTTTATTAGCCGCATCTGTAGAAGCACTTACAGTATCTATACCTTGTATTCTTCCTGTGCCGCCTAAAATTATATCTCCACCACTTACAGTTAGGTCACCCGCAAAAGTTGCAGACTGATTAGAGCCATCTAAAGTTAATGTAAGTGTATTACCAGCATTTAATTTTAAAGTTCCAGATGCTGTTATTTCACTATCAGTGGCAGTGGTTAATCTTAAATCATAATCATCACTGAAAGGTTTTTTTAGATCTATTATAGCACCAGAAGGACCGCCTAACTCAACCTGAGCAAAACCACTTGCAGCTTGTAATTCAATATTACCTGTAAAACTACCTGTTGTTGCTTCTAAAGCACCAACAACTAAACCTGCTTTTGTATAGCCAGTTGCGTTTTTGTTTACTGTTGTAGTTGGTTCTGTTTGTAAATCTTTAAACAAATGAAACTTAGCGTCACTTGCATCTCTAAATAATCCTGCATAAAGGTCTAGTGATCCTGATGTGTCATACACACCATAGAAACCTAAATCTACTGCGTCACTAGAAGTGTTATCAGATCCTACAATAATTAAAGGATCTTTGACTGATAAAGTATCTGTATCTACAGTTGTGGTTGTTCCTTGTACAATAAGATTACCTGTTACAGTTAAGTTACCACCAAGTTGTGAGTTACCTGATACTTGAAATGTAGTTGTCGGTGTTATGCCAACTCCTAATTTTGTAGTAGATAAAAATAAAGGTGAGTCGTTACCTAAACCATCAGTAAGCCTTTTTGCTGTAGATGTTAAGTTATCGTTGTCTGTTACCTTTATTAAAGCATCAAAAGTTTGACTAATAAAAGTTCCTGTAAGAGTAGTACCCATATTTATATTTTTTTATTTACGTTTTGTTTTGGTAAAACCTTTTCTATAAACGTTTTAAGTTTAATGATATTTTTTTCCTTAGGCTTATATGTTAATTTTTTCACAAGACCCAACTATTAAAGTTCTCATTTTTATCAGGATACATACCGTCATCATTAGCCGCAGTATACTCAGGAAATAAATTACTGTTTTGATTTATAAAATCTAAGAATCTTCTTGTATAAAATTCAGCTTTATCTCTTGAGCTATCTACAAGTGATTTAATCTCTTGCATCGAAGGAGTCTCTGAAGACTCGCTTCGATGTCTAAATACACCACCGTTAGATACTTGATAAGATGCAAACATATAATAATCACTCTGAGCAAACCATATTAACATTGGTGTAATATATTTATCTAGTAAATTTTTATAATTAGAATTTGCATTTTGAGTAATCTGACCATTTGTAATTAATGTTTCTATTTTCTCATATAGTTTTGTTCCAAGATAATTTTGTATATGTATATCTTGAGCAACTTCTACAAATTGTATAAACTTATCGGCATCTACTGCTCCACCGATAATTGATTTACGTCTTAAATCATTCGTTGTTATGAACAGTGCCTTCATCTTCTTTTGTTTTAAATAAGTTCTTAATTCTATCTATAGCTGATAATTTCTCACCAGTCTCTTCTTCTCTTTTGATCTTAGTCTGAATATTATCTAATTCTGTAAACTCTATTGGCTGTAAAGTAACAAAGTACAAATTGAGTTCGATATTATTAAATTCTAAGATGCTTTTAAACGCTTCTAAGAGGGTTTGTTGAAATGGTCGGATAACTATGTTGTCCATAAGTATTGAAGCTGTTCTAAGCTCCTCTGCGTTATTACCAAAGCCTGTGTTATCTTTTATCCCAAGTAATATTGGAGAAACAATTCTGTGACCTAACATTATTTTTTCCCTTGCTTCATCTGCTAAAAACTGATACTGTGCGTGTGCATCAGGTAAATGTATAGGTTCAATATCTGCTTTACGATCAGGGTCATCGTTAAATGCTAATATAAACTTACCAGAATTAGAAGTTCCTCCAAATTTATCTTGGATTTTTCTTTCTATTAATTGTTGTGCTTCTTCATCAGGCACACCATTATTAAAATTAATTAATAAAGATGGCTGTAAGCCATTCTTTATGTTGTTTATGTGGTAGTTTGAAACCTCTTCTTCTAGGGAACAATATTGTAGACAACCGTGATAATCTACTGGTGCATAATAATAAAAGCCTGGTCTGTATGGTCTAACGACATAAATCTCCCTTAAATCTACTTTACTTCCATATTTAAAAGCAGGTATTCTTTTTGGTATATCTGCAGGTTTTATTTCAGACCATTTAGGATGATAATAATATCCTTGTATTTTACCCTCTCTAGTTTTTTCTGCTCTTAGCGTTTCCATAGGAAAATGTACTAGGTTCATAATTCTAGTTTTTGATCTGTTGTAAATTACTTGTATAGCAGCTTGTCCAAGTAACTTATAATCATTGACTATCTTTTTTACTTGGTCTGATTTTAGTAAAGATTTCATTTGTGCATACATTTCAGGTTTATCATCACTGTCTGTAGCATCTATACCTTTACCATAAATCATATCTACTATACCATTAACACAACAAGAGTTTGTTGGACTACTTAGATATAACTGTATTAGGTTGTCAAAGTAATCATTGTTTTCTCCATAACTAACCCAATCGTTCTTATAATCTTCTTTTACTTCTGGTATTGTGTAGCCTTGAAGATTTACAACTCTGATGTTATTGTTATATGTTTTTTTATCTTTTGCCATATTATATTGTTATATATTTTTGACCTGCAGCATCAGCACTGTGTTCTGTATACTCACCTGTATTTAAAGTATGTGGTATAGTTCTGTTAGTTTGTGCAGTGCAATATGCTTTTGACCTAAATAATAAATTGCCTGACCTTGTAAATTCAAGTAAATACATTTTACCTTCTGATAGTATATTAAAACTACAAGGTATTTGTATAAAGTTGCCTACATAAGATGATGTTAAACTTGTTAGGGTTTGTGTTTTTCTTGTGCCATCTTCTGTAATGACAACTTGAACATTACTATCAGCTTTATAAGATCTAGGTACAATTTTAATTGTTTGCGAACTTGTTACAGGTTGTAATAGTATCATAATAAGATAATCAAAATGTATTAAGTTTGTTCATAAAAAAAGCCCTGACTTGCAGGGCTTTCTTACAAAACTTATGAAAAATCACTAATTACCTCCACCTGGTATACCAGATTGGTTATCATCTACATCTACATCTGCAACAACTCCTGGCACAACAGTTACGTTTACGCCAGAACCATTACCAGCAAATGTTAATTGTGTGTCTGTTTCAACTGTAATATCACAGAAATTTGCGGGTGCTCTTTCTTGACCTGTAAAAGTCAAGCTATACCCACTTAAGTCTCCCATACCTGAACCTGAAGAAATTGTTCCTCCAGTAACATCCATTCCGTGCTCTAGTCCAGCCATAAAATAATTATCATTGTTATCTTTTATAATGACGTGTGGTCTAGCGAATGAGATTAATTTTAGTTCTTTATGATCTTTAGCTGTCAGTTTTGGTAAAACCAAAGTTAGAACTTGCTCGAAGAACGTACCACCTGTATCTGTAGAAGAGGTGATAGTTTGCTCTAAATTGGAGTTGCCTTTAAGATCGTATCTATAAGCGGCACTAGCAGCAATAGAAGCAATATTATCTTCAGTTCCTGAAGTAGTATTCATAACTACATCACCTAAACCGTAATCAATAAAGTATACCGCTTTTAATCCACCTACCGAATCTTTACAAGGTCTTTGTCTTCCTTTTGTTAAATCACAACTCATATTTATTATTTTTATAAGGGGGCTAAACGCCCCCTTGATTAAACATTAAGAGTATAAAACAATATCAGATCCGATACCGTGCTGTACTCCTGCACTCCCTCTAAGAACAACTCTTACATTTTGACTTCCGTCAATATCTGCCATATCAATTAATTTAACTTCTTGCCAGTCATTTAGTAGACCTGTTCCAAAGAATAAATTAGATGATTCAGCAGCAACCATTTTATTATCTCCTAAACCAGGAGCTGTAAATAATGAAATGCCTTGAAAATTCATATCTGTTTTACCTACGTTATATAAATCTCTATAACCTAAAGCTGCTTGTGCTTGAATGTAAAATTTAGCTGCACTTGTAGGTATATAAATTTGAACGTCTTCTTTACCATATACTGACCCTGGAATTGCGTCAACTACTTTACCTAATTCAGCAATAATGTTTGCAGCAGATAACGTAGTACCTGAAACATCAACAACGTCTCCGTCTGCCGCTAGTAAAGCTTGAAATCCATCAAACTCACCGTTATTAGCAGTAGCACCTTGCCAAATGTTTTGTTCTACTTTCTCAGCAACTTTTGCTGATACTTGTCCGATTAAGAAATCAGAAAAGTTTCTTGGTAAATTATCGTATTGGCTAAAGCCCATACTGTTTGCTTCCCAGTCTTGTCTGAAATCTTTTTTACATAACTGTAAGTTTACTTGAAACTCTTCTGGTTGTAAAATTCTTTCTGACAGTGTTATATTTGAAGTTGGATCAAAATCACAAGAAGCATCTTTTAAAATACTATCTAGTGAAAGTTTTTTGATAACTTCTTTAAATTTAATATTGGGTTTGATTGAAACCCCTCCTTGTGATAACGTTACACCACTTAGTAAAGCTGCTGCGATATACTCGCCTGCAAATTCACCTGCGTAGCTTGTAGTTATACTTGTTGATGTCGCCATATCTTTTTATTTATTTAATTATTATAATTCTCCAACTGTAATTGACGAAGATGCGTTACCATTTCCAAATAGGAAATAACTTGAGCCATCTGAGCTAATTTCTATAAAGTCTCCGATGCTTTCTGCACCATCTTCAAATGTTACTTTATCAACTGCATCAGCTTCTACAATAGCTCCGTTTACTATAACT